GTGATGGTTCCAGAGTTCGTTCCTGAGTTGGTATCTAAAATGAGGTCATAAGCACCATTGGAGGTCAGTTTCCCGGTTGCTCCTGTGTTACCAATAACCACATGCCCTGTCCCATTGGGTTTGAGGTTGATGGGATAATTGGTTGAGCTAGTTGCAATGTTGATGGCACCTGCAAAACTGGTTGCAGTCGAAAGCAACGTCCCTGTTTCATCTGGAACAGTGAGAGTGTTTGACCCAGTTCCTGAACCCAGATACTTCAGATTGACAGAACGTGTGGTTGCAGACCCTGAATTGTAGAAATACAGTTGCAAATCTGAGTGGATCATCTTTGCAATCCCATCAGTTTGTGTTTTGTCGTATTTGAAAGCGTATGAATTTCCTGCAGATGAAAACAACACCTGAGAGTTTGTTGTGGGAGAAGTGATTGCACCTCCTGTGGAGTTAAGAGATGCACCATTTGTTATCTGTACTGCAGTTCCAGATCCATTCCTCCAGTATAGATTTGCTCCATAAGAGTAGACTGAATAATTGGTGTCACCAGAGGATGATGCATGAATATCATTGTCTAAAACTGCATTCTTCAACTCGGTTGCACTGTTCTGGTTGAACTCCATATCTGCATTGATATTCAAGGCACTTGGAGTGAGTTGAACCCCCTTTCCTGAAGTGTGGTCATGAGCATCAAGTAACTCCCAGTTTGCATTGGTCTCAGTAGCCCATGTTGGTCCTGCGGTCACCCCAACAGAGGGTTCATTCAGGGACATATTGGAAGTAGTCATTGATCTCCTTAGAAAAAGTATATATCTGCAGTTGCAGATGAAGAACCCTTCAGCAAGATGAAGAGATTCTTGTTTGTATTGGTGGAATCTGATTCATAAATCACTGCATTTGCCTGTAACCGTGTGACAACAAATCCCTCATATTCTCTTCCTAATCCATGATTAACACGGGTGTCACTGGTCTCAATACTCAAATCCTTGATCAGAACTCCATCAGAGATGGGAAGTTCCAACAACGGGTTCAATGTAGTCTTGATATGACTCTGCAGTCTGGTCACTTCTGCATTCTCTGAGTGAATCTGAGTGAAATTAACTCTACCCATTATGCATAGTAGAATTGTTCATAGGACACCACATCTGTGACTACCTGTGGTTCTCCTGCATCCCTGTTTTGTGATTCTGTGATGATTCTTTCAACCAACTGGTTCTTCTGAACCATCAGTCCTGTCACATCCTGCTCCTCCTTGACCTGCATCTTGATGGCAGAGTCCACAATGAGGTACTCATCCCATCCTGCATAGAAATCAAACCGGGATTCGATGGTTCCATAACTGGTAGGATCTGCCAAACCTGTGGAGTCCAAGTCTGTAGTCACTGTGTTTGTTCCTACTGCAGTGACAGTCTGGTCTACATTATAATCTGTTGCCAGAAACCCTTGTCCTGTGATGGTGTCTCCTACAACAAACTCATGAGATCCTGTAGTCCACATCGTGGTTGACCCTCGTGTGATTGCAGTTGTAGTCTTGGATAACAGTCTTTTGGGAGACGGAATGTACCACAGTTTGATGGAATCATTTGAAGATGGTGCAGGAGTGAACACAATGGACCCCTTCTGAATACGGTAACGGTAATCCCGTGCATACACGGTCACTGAATTACGGGTCCGTTGTGACCAGTTGTAACGTCTGAGAGGAACAGATTCAGTAGATGACACCACCAGATCCACTCCTCTCGATTTGTAGAAATCCGATGGGAGATCATACGTATCAGTTCCAGAGGTAAGAGAGAACGTGTTGCTTGTGGTGAAGTAGTCATCATTGAAGTTCTCAATAATGAGGTTATACAACTCCCCCCATGAGTTATTGAGATACCTCGTGATTTCTGTATCTGTCACAAACTGTGAATTCTCCTGATCTGCACGTTGCCGTGTCAGGGTTCTCAACTCTGTCAAATTTACGTAATCAGTCATAACTCATCATGATTCCGTGGATTGCATTAAGCACAGTCTCCTCATCTCCACTTTTAACGGCTTTGACGAGTTCTTTTGCCATTTCTTTTTGTTCCTCAGAGTATTCATACTCCTTGTCCATCTCTTTCTTCTCAGAAGCTTCTTCCTTTTCAGAATCTTCTTCTGAGTGACCTCCCATACTACCCTTGAGAGGTCCCAGAATGATGGTTGCTGCTTCAGTTCCCATCATATTTCTCCTTACACGATGTCTGTGTTACGGAGACACAATGTGAAATGAACCCGATTGTTGGCATTTGCTGCAATATCTGCTGCAGAAGTTCCAGTGATGGTCCGTATGACAATGGTTTTTGCAGTTACCACATCAATTGCACCAAACTGGACCTGACTGTCTCCTGCTGCATTCAGACCAAGAGAACAGTTCCCAGACAACAATGCCGGGTAGGTATCCTCCAACGTCACAGTAAGTTCTCCTGTCCCTGTACGTGCCACAGACCAACCTTTGCCTGTGTTATTGTCAGAGTCAGGATCTGAACTCCCATTCGTGGTGAAGGAACCTGTTACTATTTTCAGTTCAGGATTTAATGCCTGAACATTCCTAAAGACTCGACTTGCCATTTAATCCTCCTTTTAGGCTAGAGCAATTCGGCAATTGAATCCTGGAGCAGAACATGCAAGCTGACCGTAAAATCCAACACGGACCTCTACGCCATCTGCACTCGACTGTCTGAGAACACGGTTCCCATCAGAATCGATGATGCCTACAGTCTCTCCAATGGTGCAAAGTTGCCATGTGTCCATCTGAAGTGCATAGGCTACTGCAACAGGACAGTCCTTATCAGGGATTATTTTCACCACCCCATAAGGTGCATACATTTCCATGGAACGGAAACCTGCTCCTGTGCTTGGATCAACTTCACGTTGAACGGTGGATTCAAGTTCTTTCTCCAATCCAACAAAATCTGTGAAAGAACAGAAAATGGTGTCAGGTTGTCCTCCTTCTCTTGCACATCGTGCAAGACCATTGATGATGGTCTCTTCACGAGTTGAAGAGTAAGTGATTCTCTGACCACCCAGACGGGTTGGATCTGAACTACGATCCTGTCCGAAGAATGCAGTTGATCCTGGTGCAGAACTTGGAATCCAATCTGCCAGACCACTTACACCATTATCGTAGTTTCCTTCGATGTAGATGTAGTCATTCTGTTGAATTGCAGAGATTCCTGTGCTCAGATTTGCACTCGTTGTGACCTGATTTGATGTTGCATCACGGTCTACTGCAGAGACAGTCAAATCACCTGAACGTACTGATCCTCCTGAGAGGGTTGAAGAAACCACCAACTTCTGATTGACTTCAAAGTTGAGTGCATCAGAGTCTGTCACCAGATCCAGAGAAGTGGTGGCATAAGACCCGTTATTCACCCGACCTATGGATGCAGAAGATGCACGGAAGAGTTGTCTTGAGAGAGCATCTCCCACACTCTTTGCAACCTGATCAATCTCAGTGGTTGCAGCATCTAAGAAAGCATATTCGTTCCCTTGTGATGCAAGCAACGTCTCATTGTCTACAGTTGCAACCCCATAGTGCTTCTTCCTTGTGATCAGGAATTCTGCAATCTGGGATGCAGTTGCATTGGATTGTGCAGTACTGAATGTTGCACTGACCCCTTGAGGTCTCCCGTAGATTACGGGTATTGGTAAGTTCTTCCCTTTGAACCTTGGGTTCTTGGGAACTAATGTTAACCACGGATGGTTCTTGTAAACCGTGTCTATGACAGGTTTATCACGATAATATTGCTTGAGAGCATTGTCCCATGCGGTCATGTCGGCAGATGCCATTGTCAGTAAACTCCAAATAGAAAGTCATAATCATGCTCCCGATTTGGTCTCTCTGAAGACGTTGACTGCCCTCTCCAATGCTTCATGCTTGGAAAGTGGACCAGTCTTGGTCTCTGAGGTCTTCAACCGGGAAGTTCCTTTAGAAGAAAGGGTCCTCGATTGACTTTTCTGGACCTCACCCAATGGCTTTTCGGAGGGTGATGCTAAACCATAAATACTTCTTACTTTTTCATTCTGAACTGCTTTATCCATGAACTCACGGTAGGTGTTTTCAACCTGTTCCAGAACATCCTCATTGGTGAGGGGTTCATTCCCGTTCATGGCATAATGCTTCTGAATGTCCAGAATGCTCTGTTGTGCTTCATCCCAGAAGGATGTCACCAACGGATACTTTTCGGTGTCATCAACCATACTTTTCAACTCAGAAACATAAGACTGCACCTCCTGGGAGGCAAGGTCCTTCTGTTTCTGTCTATCTGAGTCAAACTTTTCCTTTTTCAATAAAGAGATCTCCTCCTGCATCTTCTGCAGGGCAGTCTTCTCTGAACCTCTGTTAAGTACCTGATCTGTCATGGATTCATAGTTTGATCCTAACACCTCAGATGCTTCCAGATGCTTTCCTTGCTCTATGAGGTTACGTGCCTCCTTGAGCTTACCGAGATCATCATTCTGATCCTTTAACTCCTGTTCTTTCTGAAACAGTTCTCTCTTCTTTTTTGCAACCTCTGAGAATGCTTTGGAAACAGTGGGTTCCTTCTCAGGTTTCTCCTCTTCTGCAACAACATCAGACTCCTCTGAAGTCTTCTCCACAGAGTCTTCCTTGATGATTCCTCGGTCTTTGAAGAATTGTTGTGCTTCTTCTGAAAGTTGTGGAGTCTCCTCCACAGTCTCTTCTACTGCAGTCTCTTCTGTCATATTGGTAATGGCGATTCTGGGGTTTCAGGAGTCTGAGGCATTTCAGGCATCAGATCTGTTGGTACAGGGACTCCTCCTGCAACTGGAGATGCTGGTGCAGCAGGTGATTCAGGAAGTCCCTGTGGTGCCTGTAACTGTACCTGATTGAGCATCGTCTGTGTCTGGACTATGAACTTGTCAAGGAGGGCAATCTTTTCTGCATCCACACCCTTCTGCCTTGCTTCTAAGTATGCCAACTGGAACCGTTGCTTTGCCAGATTCAGATCCATGTATGGTTCTGGACCAATGTACTCTCCTTCATCTAGGATCTTGGAAATCCTCCACTCCACATCTGCTTCTGCTGCTTCATAAACCTGTGTTACTGAATTGAGGTCTGGAAAGTCCAAAAGACGGGTGATCTGCTCCTTCTTGTCAATGACTCCTATGTTGATCAGTTCCTCAACAGTCTGGAGCTTTCCTGCAGGAAGAGATGGAAGAATTGAGACAGGATATGGTTCCAGAATGAACTCATCCCGTGCCAATCGGATCTTCTCAAAATCCACCTTT